TAGCAAACACAGTTACATTTACATTACCAGGTGGTGATGGTTCAGCAGGACAATTTTTAAAAACAGATGGTTCTGGAAATTTAGATTTCTCAACTGTTAATCAATTTATAGATTTAGCAGGTAATACAGGAACAGATACTTACAATACTTCCGAGACACTTACATTTTTAGGTTCAGGTGGTTTAGTTCAAACTGTTACAGATAATACTGTAACTGTAACTGCTACAGCATTAACAAATGCAAACTTATCAGGTAGTGCAGCTATATCAAATGCTAACTTAGCAAATCCTACAACTACTTTAGGAAACTCTACATTAACATTAGGTGCAGCTACAACAGACATTGCAGGATTAACTTCTTTAGTTGTTGATAGTATCACAATTAACGGTGCTACAGTTTCAACAACTGCTAGTAATACTGATATTGTTTTCTCTCCTCACGGAACAGGAACAGTTACAGTACCAAGTGGTTACGAAGACAGAGCAGGATTTACAACACAATCTTTAGCAAACAAAGCTTATGTTGACCAAGTTGCACAAGGACTTGACGCTAAACCATCAACAAGAGTTGCTACTACAGCAAACTTAACGGCAACTTATTCAAACGGTACTGCCGGTGTTGGTGCAACATTAACAAACTCTGGTTCACAAGCTGCTTTCGCAGTTGACGGTGTAACGCCAAGTCAAAACGATAGAGTTTTAGTTAAAGACCAAACAACAGCTGCTCAAAACGGTATCTATATTTTATCAACTGTAGGTTCAGGTTCAGCAAATTGGGTTTTAACAAGAGCAACTCCTGAAGACCAACCTGCTGAATTATCAGGTGGTTCATTTGTATTCGTAGAAGAAGGTACTGCTAACGGAGATAACGGTTATGTATTTACTCACACAGGCGCTCCTACTTTTGGTACAACAGCATTAGATGTAACACAATTCTCTGGTGCAGGTCAAATAAATGCAGGTGCAGCTTTAAGTAAAACTGGTAACCAAATGGATGTTGAAGTTGACGGTTCATCTATTGAAGTTAACGCAGACGCATTAAGAGTTAAAGCATTAGGTATTACAAACGCTATGTTAGCAGGTAGTATTGACGGTGCTAAGATTGAAAACTTTACATTTACAGACGAAGGTTCTTCACAAGGTGCAGTTCAAATTGGTAACCCTATGGAGTTTTTAGCAGGCGAAGGTATCAATACAGTCGCTTCAGGTCAAACACTTACAATAACAGGTGAATTAGCAAGTACATCAAATATTGGTGTATCTAAATTTACATCTGATAACTTTGCAGTTTCTTCAGGTGATGTTTCTATTATTACAGTTGACGGAGGTTCATTCTAATGAAATTGTGGAATAAAATTAAAAGTTGGATTATTAATCCTTATATGAAACCTTTAGTTTTAAAAAAGAATTGGGAATTAAATACAGATTTAAAACACTTAAAAAAACAAACTAAAGCTGAGTTAGAAAAACTAGGCAGAAAAATTGGTGTTGAATTAGACAAAAGACTTACTAAAGATAAACTCATTAAACAGATTAGAAAACATAGTAAATAATGGCTACGGTAATAAAACCAAAAAGAAGTGAGACGGCTCTTTCTATACCAGCTGCAAATGCATTAGCAGTAGGTGAGTTAGCAGTAAATATTACAGACGGTAAGTTTTATACTAAAACAACAGGTAATGTTGTTAAAGAAATTGGTGGTGCAGGTTCGGTTACTTTACAAGATGTTGTAACTAACGGCGCTAGTTCAAATGTAGATATTCTTTTAGACGGTTCTAATTTAGTCTTTGAAGGTTTTTTAGCAAACGCATATGAAACAACTTTAACGGCTGCAGAACCAACACAAGATAGAACAATTACTTTACCCAATGTAACTGGTACTGTAATTACAACAGGAAATTTAACAGTAGATGGCACAACAACAGGTGATGTACTTGTTGGTGAGGGTGATTCTCTCGCATATGCTATCGTATTTGGAAGTTAATAAAATATGGCAAGTGCATTTAAAAACGCAGGTATGACAGTTGTTACAACAGATGGTAATGGTGCTAATTTATACACAGCACCATCAAATGGTACGGCAGTTATACACGCATTATATATCTCAAATAAAAGTGTAACAAACTATGGAAATGTTGATGTTAAAATTACTACAGACGGTGGTACTACTTTTCATCATGTTGCAAAATCAACTCAAATTGAACCAGAAAACACTTTAATTCTTGATAAACCTGTCAATTTAGAAGCTAACGATATATTGAGAGTTGTTGGAGAATTAAACTCCGATTCATCTCAACCTGAAATGGAAGCAGTAGCAGCTATTTTAGAAGTTACATAATAAAAGTATTATAAATAGTATTTAAGGAGTTAATTAATGGCATATTTAGTAGATAAGACATCAGACACAGGTATTTTTAGTAGTGCCCAATCTGCCTTTCACGGTCTTAAAGTAGAAAGAAAAACATTTGCTAATGATGGCCAAGTTGACGAAGGTGTATTAACTTATACCAAGGCATTTATGTCGGATCCAAATGTTGCAATTAGTTTAGCAGACTATGGTACTCCGTATAATGGTGTTGATGACGCTAATAGTGGTGACGCAAACCAATATAATAGAACATTAATATCAAACCAAGGAACAGAATTAGCTGATGGTAGAACACCAGGCTCAAGAGCTTATGACGGTGTTCGTTTTGATAACAGTAAACTGACTTATTATTTGAACGCAGACGGATTTCTAGTTGCTAGATATTTTGCAGACTTCACATATAATACAGGTTCAGCAGGAAATACAAGGAACTATACAACATAGGATAACAAATGGCAGATTTCGTATTAGGGAGAATTAAATTTGTATGGAAAGGCTCTTGGGCAGGTTCAACTGCTTATATAGCTGATGATGTTGTAAGATATGGTGGAAATGCTTTCATAGCATTAGCAAACCACACATCTTCAACATTATTTGAAACAGATTTAGCAGCCAACCCTACAAAATGGCAAAAAATGGTTGGCGGTGTAGAATACAAAACTGACCACGCAGACGCAACTTATTATAAAGTAGATGATATCGTTAAGTACGGACCAACATTATGGGTATGTACAACGGCTCACTTATCATCTTCAGCAGTTTTAGATACAACAAAATTTTCAGTATTTTTACCAGGTCTTGAATTTGAAGACTCTTGGTCAAACAGTACACAATATCAACAAGGCGATATCGTAACTTACGGTGGTTATCAGTATGTTGCAGAAAGAAATAACACAGGCGTAACACCAATAGATTCAGGTGCAGATTGGGAAGTAATTACAACTGGTTACAGTATGTTAGGTACATGGTCTAACGGTACTGCTTACAAAACTGGTGAAGTTGTCCAATACGGTGGTAACACTTATGTTTATAAAGTAAGTTCAGCTGCAGGTACATTACCAACAGATAATACAAAAGCAGATTTATTAGTAGAAGGTGTTTCACACAAAGGTACATATGCTTCTAACACTGCTTACAAAATTGGTGAAACAGTAATTTTTTCAAACTCTACTTACAGAGCAAAAATAGATACAACAGCAGGTCAAGGTCCTACTGACGGTACAGATAATACTCAATGGGCTCTTTATGTTAAAGGTGCGCCATCTGGTGTATTCACTACACAAGGTGACATTGTACAACAAGGTTCTTCAGGTCCTATAAGACTACCAATAGGTAGAGCAGGAGATAGATTAAGAGTTGACGCTGCTGGTACAGGATTAGAATACTTTGAAGAGAGTTCAGGTAACTCATTTCATGTTTCTCCAGAAGGATTAGATACTAATCCAGGAACAGAATCATTACCTTTCAAAACAATTAAAAAGGCTTGTCAATCGGCAGGTTCAAATGGTATATCTCAAATTAAATCAATTACAGGTGGTACAGGTGGTACTCCAGGCACATACAGAAATGTTGCTGTTACTGGTGGTTCATCTTCAGGTACAGTAGTTGATGTAATTACAGACGGTTCATCTACACCAACAATTGTTATTATTAATAATGGTCAAGGTTGGTCAGAGGGTAACACAGCTATAATTGCTAAAGCAGCTATAGGTAACTCAACGGCAAATATTAACTTTGAAGTTGATACAGTTGCAGGTGGTGATACTATTCGTGTTCAATCAGGAACTTTTGAAGAAACTTTCCCGATTAGAATTCCACCACAAGTTACACTACTTGGTGACTCATTAAGAGCAACTAAAGTAGAACCAGCTTCAGGTAATTCTACAGAGGTATTAACAATTGGTACAGTAGGTGCCAATGACGCTTCAAGAACACCAGGAACATATACTAATGTTGTTGCTACAGCGACAAGTGGTGA